ACTACCATTCGCATACTACCTACTGCGTTGCCATCTGTGTTTTGTGCGGTAAAACCTGTGAGAGTACCGGGGTATGAACCACCTGCGTTACCATCCAACCAACCTGTTTCATCAACAGGGGTTCCTGTACGCATGTCGAGGTCCAAAAGAACCGATACCGTTCCAGTGCTAAAGTCACCGTCATCAAACGATATTGTCAAGCCTTTTTCTGTCTTTGTTTCTGTTGCCATATTTCATCATCTCCGTAAATTTTTCTCCTCACTTCAAATCCCGAATGGAACCGTGACCTCCAAAGAAAGTAGTCCAAAGTTCTCCCATTGTGCGGTACATACCTTCTTGTCCAAGACGGTTGATAGCGAATGGGTCGCCAGTTTCAATTCCGGACTCAAAGTACTGCGTTGGGATTGCAGTGGAGAAGTATAGATAATCAGTATCGAGGAAGTACATACGACTTAGAGTGTCAGTTTGTACATCCTTAGAAGGAATGATTGGAACACCGTTGTAAGTAGCAACGATGAATCCAGCCTCAATACCGGGTACACCCTTTACACCGTTGTAGGTAGGGGTGACACGCTTCTCTTCCATGAATCGCTGTTGCGATTGGAGGAGTTGCTGTAGACGCATGAGTGTGTCATATCCAGTTAGGATAACCTTCGGGTTACCACCACGAGTCCAAATCTTTTGGAAGAGGTCGTCAAGGTGGTCAAGGGAGAGCACACGGTCTGTACCACTGTTCTCGTTGTGTTCAGCGAGGGACCAAGAGTTTGCACTTCGGTCGATGCTGTACATGTCCTCGTTTGCGGAGGCGGATGCACCGACAGTAACACGGTCGAGGGACTCGAAATCGTTCCCTGCCGCAGTTCCCTTGTCTGTGGTCATCATCTTGTTGATGTGTTCAGCGTGGTGCTTACCCATCTCTTCCTTGAGGATTGCTCGAATGTCGCCAAGTCCGTCGTCCTTGTCAGCAAGGAACATTGCGGTTTCGCTCATGTCGAATGTGTGGACAACCGTCTTTGGCTTGGCCGCAATGTGCTGGAAGGTAGGCTTAGTTGTGTCAGGTAGTGTAGCGTTTTCAGCAACACCGCCACCAACTGTGAAAGAAGGTCGTGCGGTGATGACTCGCCATCCACTGCGCTCCCACGGTCGCTTTGGTAGAATGGAGAAAGCGTTGAACTCTTGGTTCAACTGGCTCCAAACCTTGCGTCCGTAGATTGCTTGGTATGTACCTGCGGTCGTAGACAGCATAGGTGCGTCAGCCTTGAGCAACTCGCTACCGGAGTAGGAGTAACCCATTGCGTTACCTGCGCCGTAATAATATCGTTCCATGTCTGTAATGCTTCGGATGTAATCTCTTGCCATATTCTTCAACTCCTAATTTCAGGCTCCCCTCAACGTTTTGTTTGCAAGGCTGTGAACCTCATCCCATGACATGTTGCCCAAGTCTTGGGTTGATGGTATCTCAACATTTGCGGAGGAAGCGGACTTTGCGATGGTGTGGCTCTCGGTGCTCATGTTATCAATGCGCTCGGAGAGGTCACCAATTGACTTGAGGACTTCTTCAAGAGGTCCACGAGCATCAAAGGTGCTTCGCTCGGCTTCTTGCTTCTCGATTTCGAGTTCTTTTGCAAGTCGCTGGGAAAAGTTTGCTTCCAAATTGTTTCGGAAGTTTTGTTCAAGGGATGCAGCCTTGTAGACTTCGTATGCATTCTCAATGTCGGCTTGGG